AAGTTGAAGTTTCAAGAGCATCAAACATTAAAGTATTTTGGGATTTTTTTTCCATTTTATGTTTAACCCAATTTACTATAATAGGACCTAATATAGCAGTTATTAATGCTACTAAAATTGTAACATAAACTGGTAAAGTTGTAAATACAGTTGTTGTCATTTTTTAAGTGAATTTAAATAATTAATAGATTCTTCCATAGCCTTTAATGCACGATCTTTATCAATCCCACCGACCCATTTTTGCACATCACCAGCTTCTGTTACAAAGCTATTATTACTTTCTGACAACTTATTATCTATAAAACTTTTATAATCTTCTATATGAAGATCAATTTCTTTATTGAATGTTTGATTTATATAATTTTTCCACTTTCCAGATATTTTTAGTTGGGTTTCTGTTGTAGTTCTACAATCTAAACATTCACCATAAGATTTAAAATAGTGTATGTCTAATTGTTTGTCCATGTTTTGTTTACATTTTGGACAAAATATAGGAATAGATAGATTTTTAAATTTATCTAATTTAGTAATATTTTCTTTTAAACCATCTTTGATAGTCCATTCTTTACCATCTGATTTCCAAATGTCACCTTCTTTATGTTCTCCTTCAGGAGTTTTACTATAACCTATTCCAACAGTTGTTCTGTCTCCATATTTACCTTTAACAAGGTTACGTAAACGTTCAACGTCTTTTTTTTGGAATTCTTTTTTTAAAACTGAATCTGACATTTATAAATTATATTTTGGGGAAATTGTATTCTTCTATCAATGTTTTTTTAGTAGTAGCATAATTTTTATGTAAAATAGCTATACCACCAGCTGCCTCCCAAGCATCAGTATTTTTTTCCATATCGTCTATAAGTATATGATTTGGAGCGACAGAATCAACTTTTTGAAAAGCAGGAACAAAAATTTCTTCACCTACATTATATAAATTTTTATTAATCCATTCTTTTTTACCTATAATAGCTTCATTGTAATTAGGATCAAGTTGTTGGTCTTGAGGTTTACTAAAATTTATAGCGGGAGATGATAGAATATTTGGATTATATGGGGAAATAAATGTCCATAGATTTTCACCTCCGGGCTGCCATGGTAAGTTAGCCCAAAAATCTTTTTCATTTTCTCCAACACTTTCTCTAAAAAGTTCCCAAAAGTATTTTTTACCTTTAGCATTAGCTTCCTTTGTTGATATACCATTCGGAAATTTTGGTTTACCATTATCCCCTTTTAAAGATTTAGTTGCATTTTTATACCCTTCATCAAAATCACAAAGCACACCATCCATGTCGCAATATATTTTGTATTCAGAAACGTTATTTTCAGTAATTAACTTGTATAAATCAAGTAAAGTTGGTATTTTTTTCATGTATTAATTTTAATAAATTTACAACCTATTTTTTACTCGTTCAAGTAATTTTTCAGTAAATGGTACACCATGTCTATTTTCAAATTCGTTTACAAGTCTATCTGTTGATAACTTTTTATTTTTTAATAAAATATATGCTCCTAAATCAGCATCCATTTCATCTTCTTCAGAATATGGTCCTGTATGTCCTAAGAGTAAATGAGTTATTTCGTGTGCTTCAACAAATTTTAAATCATTAAAATCTAAATTGGAATTTATAAAACGTTCACCATTAAGAATTATTGTTTTATCTTCTGGGGAGTAAAAGCCATATCCGTATTTATTAAATAAAGGTTTTAAAATTTTATAATTTTCATAATTTCCAAAAGCAACTAATATGTTTATATCTGGTTCAAATATGCTTTCATATAATAAAGTACCATCATCTTCTTTTGTTTCTTCGTTTAATGGTTTAGGTGTATTATCGTGACCACATTCAGGATTATGGCAAATATATAAATCATCTCCACCATCTTTTATTGGCCAACTATGACCACAATTATCACATTCAATTCTATCGCCTTCAATACCTTTAGTTAATGTATCTGTCCATGTTCGGAAAGCCCAATTACCTTTTAAGTATGCTTCTTTTTCAATTTTAGGCAAATTTCCACTCTTGTTTGTATCTTGAGTAGAAATACCATTTAAACGATCTTCACAGTTTTGCATGTGATGAATCATTTCATGCGCAAATGAACGTATAATGTCTTTTGGATGACGATCCATTGTATAAAGTACTATAACGCGTTGATTCGGGTCGTAATACGCCGTTTTACCGAAAAAATTCCTAGCGTTTTCAACATCATCTTCTATAAATTTTACTTTAGGTAAAGGACGAATATTCATTCCCTTATCTAACATAAATTCGGTAAGTGATTTTAATTGTTTTGGATAATCAAATTTGCTAGGTTCAGCATATTTTATTTCATTTAGTGGGGTTTTAGTTAAAATAGACCAAATCCCATCTTTTTCTTCCTGTGATAATTCAGTTGGGAGATATAATTGAAATTTGTCTTTTTCACCACCAATTAAAGCAGCTCTTGTTTTTGTTCCACTAACTCGATCTTTACCTTCTTCTGTTTTAATTACTATTGTTTTAAAGTTAGGATATTCACCTTCTAAACTATCAAATCGTTTTATATCACCTAAATCCATTTCACCTCTAATACCAACTACTGGGTAGAAGTATGTGTCAGGATTGTTTTTTATAAGTGATCTAATATCTGCAATAGGTGAGGATTTATCTGAAATTTTAATTTCAACATTAGAGGGAAGATATTTTTTATAAATATCCCATATTGCTAAACTTTCTTCTTTAGTTACACCATCTCTTATTTTATGACCTATCAAAACAATTACTTTATCAAAATTAGGATTTTGTGCTACTTCATCAACTAATACAAAATGTCCTATGGTTGGAGGTTTAAAACCACCAGGGATTAAAGCAACACCTTTTTGTTCAGATTCTAAAAGTGGAAATATAAGTGATTTAACTAATGAATTCATTTATTTTAGATTGAGCTTCTTCTTTGGAAACAGAGGAGTTTATAATATTTTGAGCTAGATTAGAATCAAGGAAATTTTGAATTTCTATATTTAATTTTTCTTTTAATTTATTAGATTTTTCTTGTTCTTTTTCTGTTTTTTGTTTTGGATCTTTTGGATCAAATGGGGTAACATACTTTTGGATAATTTGATCAATATCTTTTAATGTTTCGTTATTACCCGTATTGGATACAGATACAAAATTATTACCAAATAATTGTTGGTATAAAGGAAAATTTTTAGCTACCATAAGCCATGTTCCTAACACCGCACCAGGGGATAAACTTCTATCTTCTCCACCTGATTTTTCAAATCGTTCTTCATTGCGTTTTAAAGATGTTTCTAGTTCAGTATAAACATATAACATCATTACTTTATATCCCGCTTTTTCAAGTTGGGATTTTAGTTTTAATGTTTGGTTTGAGGATGAAGCTGTACCATCTAAAATAAATGATTCTTTATTAGCTAAAATTGAAGGTAAATCTACTTTTGTTAATTGTTTTCTAGCAGTTTGCATAGCAGACATAAATTTACTTCTATCTTCGGAATCTGCTGTTTTTTGATCTAGTGTAAATTGATCTTGTTTTGATAAAGCTGCTATAGTATTATCAATGTTAAGAATTTTAAATTTACTTAAGTTTAAATCTCTTAGAATAGTTCCTTTTCCAGATCCTGGTGCTCCCGCTAATATAATAGCTTTAGGACTATCTTGCACTTCCTTTAATAATTGGATAAGACTTATCATAATTATACATATTACAACTCTCGCTTAACACTAGTTTTAAATTCAGTAAATATTGGCGAGTGAGTAGGGTTTTCTAAATCAAATAATTTTTTAACTGTTAAGAAAATATCAATATTTTCCTCTTGTGTACGAGATGATTCATACATTTCCCATCCTTTACCTTGTATTTTATCTTTAGCACTTTTACGTTTGCTTGATTTTAACCATAATATTCCGTAACGATCTGCTTTTTTACCAAAACATTCTTCATAGCATTTACCATAAATTGCAGTTTGTAAGTCATATGTTGTTTGTAAGTGATTTGATGTTTTAAAGTCAATAATCCAAATTTCACCATTAATTTCGCAAACCATATCACAAGTACCTGCTACTTTTATTTCATCTGAAAATAAATGCACTTCTGCTTCAATTAGGGTTGGTTTATATTCTTCCCAAAAATCTACAAAACGTAAAAACATTTGCCATACATCTGGATTAAATAATGGGATTCCACTTGGAGATAAAAAGTTAAGTTCTTTTCCGTTTAAATACTCTTCAATCATTTCATGCACTTGAGTACCTTCTTCACCTGCTTTTTTAACAATGTGTTCTGAAGCAAATCCTACTTGTTTAAGCCAATTTTCAAAAAATTTACCTTTTGGGTAATAACTTAAAACATACGTAATAGAAGGGTAATATTTACCATTTCTACGATAATATCTTGAATCGGGTAATGTTATTTGTTTTGCATCTTCTGAAATTTCTAAGATTCTATTATAAGATCTTTTAATGTTTCTTTTTGTCATATAATTGATAGTTTCTTCTCCATAAGTTTATATTGTGTTAATGGAGACACTGTTTGTATTAGTTTTGTAAAATTTTCAAAACCTAATTCACTAGGGTCTTTCCCTTGTAATTCTACTAAATAAACTTCCTTTCCAACATCTAATAGTTGTTCACAAAATCTAAGTGCTTGCTTTATAGCATCGTTATCTAAAGCAATATATATTTTTTGTACTTTTGATTCAACTAATTTTTTCATTAAACTAGGTTGAATATTTTTCCCAAATAATGGAACCGCATTTCGTTTTATTGCCATAGCATCAAATGGTCCTTCACATAATATAATAGGTAAATCCCAGTTAATAAACAATTCTAACGGTATAATATCGCGAGACGTTTCCGGGTTGCGGTACTTGGTGTAGGGGTTTGGCTCAAATGATCTAGCGGTAAAATAATTTAATTTACCGGTGCTATCATATGACGGTATAACTATCATATTATTATATTGGCCTGAATTGCAGTAACCAATGTTATACTTTAAAATATCCTGTTGGGTTATGTTTCTTTTTTTAAGGTAAGACCAAGCATGTCTTGCTACAATATCCTTACTATTTGTAAATGTTTTAAATTCTTTTGGTAATTCTAATGTAGTGGATGTTGATTCACCTATATTGTGTAAAGATACATTTTTAACTAATTTACTTAATTCATGAAAGTGATTAGCATCAACTTTAATTTGATTGAAAAGACTTTTTATTGATTTTCCTTTTTTACTACACGTCCAGCAAGCCCATTGATTTATACCATCTTTATTTTCAGTAAAATTAACTTCAAGTTTGGGTTTGTGGTGATGGCAGAAAGGACAAGTATAAGATTGATTTCCTCTTGCAGTACGTTTGCCTGCTCCTAGAACAGAATTAACTAAATTAACTAGTAATTCATTTACCATAAATGTAAGATACAATATTAATCTTGGGGAACAAAGTCTTTTCGAAAAAACTTCCCTAAAATATTATCATTTATCCAATCATTTGGATTTTCTAAAACACCTAATTTAAATAAATATTTGCATTCATAGTATGTTAATAATTTTTTGTTTGAAACAATACATAAAATTTTACGGTCAAAATCTTTTTGTTTTCCTAATTTTATAAGTTCAAGTATGGGTTTTGCTGATCCGTAGTAAGTTTTCCAATCAGATTCTTTTATGATTTGTTTTGTAGTAGATGTTCTTCCCCTAGTTACAGGTTGTTCAGCTAATTCTTTTTTACCTAATTTTTTCTTTACATTGTGATATAAAGATTTTTTACCTAAATAAGATTTACCAGTAGGGATATGAACAGAAATATAAATAAAACCATAGGTTCCTTGGGGAAAATCTGTTATGTCTTGTATTCTTTTATCTTTATATAACCAATTTGACATAAATTTTAAAAATCAAAGTTTATTAATATTGATGTATCTGTAACAGAGGATACAGGTAACGGTTGAGCAAGTTTTGCTACCGCTAATAATTCTTTATTATTATTATATAATCCAACAGTTGTAATATATGGAGAAAAATATGAACCCGTTACGTTATTATTTAATTTTCCACTTCCTGGTTGAGGGAATGAACTACCACTACCATTACTTATAGCTGTTGATCCTGAAGTTAGTGATGGGTTATTTGAGAAATTAAATTCATTTTCTCTAATAGTGCATTTATATTGGGTTTCATGTATAGTAACTGTACTTTCAAATGAACAAGATACGTAGTTGTAAAAGGGGATTTGAAATAAAGTTAGATCATTATTTACAGGTTGAGTAAGAATTATTAATCCATGTTCATATATTATATTTCCTACAGGACCAGGGTCAATATTATTATACGCAAATTCTGAATAAAATATATTTCCTTCACTATCA